GACGCCTTCCGAGCGCTCGCCGATCTCTCTGACGACTAGCCCCTCCTCGCTGACCTGGACCCGCAGCGGGGAGGGGCGCTTTTGCATGGTCCCGATCGGGGTCAGGGGTCAGGTAGGGGTCAGGTAACCCCTGTCGGCCACTGTCGGGCTGAGTGCCACTAACGGCTTGAATACAGGGATCTAGCGGCACGAGCTGTCAGACCTGGTTGGCTTATTTCCTGGAAAGAGGCGCTTTGCAAGCTGGAGGTCGCGAGTTCGATCCTCGCACGCTCCAAGTAATAGAGCCAAATCTTGTTCGACCGGAATCGAAAGGGGTCAGAAAGGGTCAGGCTCTCCGAATCGGACCACGAAAAAGGCGCCCCGGAGGACGCCTCTCTCGCTGCCGATGGGCGATGCAGGTCTAGGTCATACCCACTTCCTCGATCGTGCTCACGTCCCACTCGTCCTCGACGAGGTCTACTGCGTCCGAGACGATCACGTCGTAGCCGTGTACGGCCATCTCGATTTCGTCGCGAGCCTCGTCCTCGTCCTCGGCGTAAACGTCGAACGTCGCCGTGATCGTCTTCGTCGCGATGACCTTGAACTGGTGCTCCTCGTTGCTCATGCTGCCTCCTCTCTGACCCCGAAGCCCTCGACCTCGGCCAGGAACGCCCGCATCCCCTTGCGGGTCTGTGCGTCCTTCCAGACCTGGGCGTAGTGCTTGTCGAACACGTCGGTCGAGTGGCCGAGCATCTTCGCGGCGGCGTGGATCGGGACCTTGGAGTAGGCGAACACCGTCGCCGTCGTCCGCCGCAGCACCTGCGGCCCGACATCGTCGCCGAGCTTCGCCTGTGCGCCAGCCCGTTGAACTGCGTCCGAGAACCAGTGCAGCTTGCGCGTCTCGCCGAACTCGTCGGTGAAGACGTAGTCGCCGAAATCGCCGAGGCCCTTCGCCTGCTCGACGGCGAGGTGATCGATCAGGGCCTCGTGTGCCCGGTCGAGCAGGATCACGTCGCGTGCCCACTTGTTCTTGAGCGGGACACGCTTGGTCTGCCCGAGCTGGCGGGTGAGCTTGATCTCTCGCTCGACCATCAGGTCGAGATCGCTCCAGAGGAGACCAGCACACTCGGCTCGGCGCATCCCGGTGAATCCGAGCACGGTGATCACAGTGCGCGCCTCGCCGCTTGCGGCCTCGATCAGTCGGTTCAGCTCGGCGACGGTGAGCGCTCGACCGAGGAACTCCTCGCGGCTGTCCTGCACAGGCAGGTCGGCTGGCTCGATCCAGTCGAAGACGTTGAAGTCGACGGCACGGATCCGGCGCCCGTAGCGGAGAACGTGCCGCAGCACCGTGAGCTTGCCGTTGACCGTCCACTCGGCGAACGTCCGGTCGCCCCGTCCCTTCTGCTCACGGAGCCAGCCGATCCAGTCGAGCACCTGATCGTGGTCGATCTTGTGGGCGTAGGTGCTGCCGAAGACCGGCTGCACGTAGCGCTCGTAGTCGCCCCGGTACAGCTCGACCGTCCGCTCGGAGGGCGCCTTCGGATGGCTCTGGGCGATCCGCTCGTCGAGCCGGGCGAATGCCTCCTCGGCGAGATCGTCGAGCTTCTTCGGCGACGGCAGGCCGAGGCCCGTCTTCTCCTTCTGGATCGTCTTCTCCTTCCACCAGAGCACGACCTCGCGAGGCGGTTCGACGCGATCGAGCGGGAACCCAGTCGGGTAGCTCGCCGAGATCCCGTCGATCTTCAGCTCGTAGACCTTATCGTCCTTGCGCTCACGCTCCCAGAGGCCCTGGTGATGCGGAACGCGGGTACGCTTTCCTGCTGCCATGAGGAGTCACTTCCTTCTGGTCACGGCCGGGGGTGTTTCGGCACCGCCCGGCCTTTGATTGTCTGCTCGGGGTTGGCCCGAAGCTGGAGGAGAGTAGCAGGCGACTCGGCGATCGCGACGTCGAGTGCCTTCCGGTCGACGTACCAGCGGCCCTCATAGCGCTTCCCAGGAAGCTTGTCGCGCCGGAGACGTGTAACGACGGCCTCCTGCGAGATCCCGAGCAGCTCGCCCGCCTGCTCGGGGGTCAGCCAGCGCCAGTGTTCCTCGACCTCCTCACGCACGATCTGGCGGATCACCTCGACGAGGGCCTCGCTGAAGCCCTCCCAAGACGTGCGGTCACCGCTGTTCTTCATCAGTTCCAGACTCATTCCTCGCCTCCTTGGGTTGGTGCAGCAGTCGATAGGTCGCGGCGTTGCGTGACGCACGCTCGCGTGATGCCTGCTCGACCTCCTCGCCCCTCGGCCTCAGCCCGGCCCAAAGGCTGATCATCCTCTTCTGCAGCTCTGTGTCCTCGCCGTGGGCGCGCAGGAGACCATGTCTGCCGAACAGCTCGTCGAGCAGCTCGTCCTCGCTGTCGAAGAACAGGCCCACGTTCGCAACCCAGTGCTCGGCCTGCACGACCTGGTGCGAGCGCCCGTCTGCGCGAGCGTCCTGCTCGGGCAGCCTGCCCGAGCGCAGGCCCCAGATGAAAAGGCTGGTCGGGTTCTCGATCCGAGGCCCGCTCGCCTGCGCGAGCCAGGCGCTGACCAGCTCCTCACTGGCTGCGTCGACCTCGGCGAGCTGGAAGATCGTCAGCCCGAGGTCGCTGATTTCAAGCATCTCGCGCCGCCATCGCGAAGAAGCGTGCGGCCGTTAGGAAGTAGAACTCGCTCGTGTAGTACGTGGCTGGCGGTCGTACCCGCTGATCGGCCTGCTCGGCTCCTCGTCGCGCCTCGATCGAGCGCAGAACCATCTCGACGCAGCGCTGCGAAGGCTCGCCGTCGTCGTGCTCGATCGGCACGACCCACTGAGCGTCTGGCTGCCACTGAAACTCGTCTTCGCCCATAGCTTGACCCTCCAATCTGTGGATAGAGGTAGAACCCGCCGCTTCCGATCACGGAGGAGGAGGGAGCGGTATGGGGGGAGTTGCTCTCTTCGTGGACTGCTTTCGGGCGATGCCTGTGGTTACCGGCCTCGCTTGGATGGGTGTTCTCGCCGGTCTGTGAAGACCTTGCCCGCGAGTCACCGATCGGCGCCGGACACGACCCCCACTCAAGGGGGCATCCACGTATCGGACGTTCCGGGTTTAGGGTCACATCCCCTCACGGTTAGCGCGTCCCTTGTGCGGGCCTTGCCCGCTACCGTTTGCTTGAGCTGCTCTGGCTTACCTCCTTTCCATTGCTCTCACCCGGCCAAGGTCGAGGACGAGGACGAGGACGAGCGCCGGAGCAGCTCGCTACGTTCTGCAGTCCAGGCCTTCTGCCGCAGCAGCCAGTTCTCTTGCCGCTGACGGGCCAGGTAGAGCTTGCGGCGCTGGCCCGCGACGACGACCTTCAGCCGCACGATCTCGGCGTTGCGTTCGGCGAGCGCCAGCTCAACCTCAGCTAGACGTTCAGCCTGCATCCGGTTGGCATCCAGCAGCGCGGCGTCGTAGCGCAGCTCGCTCACCAGACCTTCACCCCGATCGGGCGTGCTCGTCGCTCGCCTCGCGGCTTGGGCGCCTGCGGCTTGCCGTCGGGACCGGGCGGGTCGTAGAACAGCCACGCCCCGCAGTGCGGGCACCATTTTGAGCTGGGCGGACACTTGCGCTCGCACTTGGGGCAGGTGGGGCGGAAGCGGTCGTAGCTCACTTGATCAGCCCCAGCAGGTCGCCGAGTCCGAGCACGGCGTGCCACTTCTCGTTCGAGCGGCGGTAGCAGAGCAGCGGGATGAAGCCGTCGGGCGACTCGGCCTCGGCCTGGGCCATCCACTCGGGCACCCGTAGCCGCTCCTGACGCTTGACCTCAAGGTGGAAGGCGATGAGACCCTCCCGGCCTCTCTTCGTCGCCATGTGATCGCCGAGGCCCTCCAGTCCGCGCACGGTGAAGCCCCAGGCGGCGAAGATCTCTTTCACCTCGCGCTCACCGACCACGCCCTTACGCCGTCTCCCGGCGCCCGAGAGGCTCATCGTCTGTCCTTGTGGTGCGGCTGAACAGGCAGCAGCGTGTTGATCCAGACCTCGCGCACATCTGTCGTCTCCTGCTCGATGTGCTTGCGAAGCTCGCCGCGTGTCTTGAATCGCGCCCCACAGGCGCACGTCGGGCGAGTGCTCTGCTTCGCCTCGTGCGACACGGCGCGGTTCACCGAGAAACCTCGTCGTCCCAGGCGTTGAGCTGCTCGCACAGCTCGCGGGAGCGGCGCTCGTTGGTCTTCTCGCGCCCCGTGAGGGAGCCGGTGAGGAACTCGGCCACGATCCGGTAGTTGATCGCGCTGTCGAGCACCACGAACGAGCGTTTCGGCGGGTGGGCGTTACTGGCCCTGCCGGTGCTGGGATTGATCGTGTACCCGGTGACCGACCGCATGATGAAGCGCTCGCTCATTTGCCCCTCCCGGCGAAGACGATCGCGCCGAGCACGACGAGGAAGAGCAGCGCGATGAACGTGGTCGTGTTCACCCGCCCGTCCCCTTGAGGCTCTGCAGGAAGCGGGCCTTCTCCTGGTGGGCGTAGTAGACGCAGGGCAGCACGACGTAGTAGCGCCCCGTCTGGTTGGTCTCGATCCCGAGGATCATCCCCATGTCGTCGACGAGCACGTCGAGGATCTCGGCGCCGTCCTCGGCGTCGTCGGGAACCAGGATCGTCCAAGATTTGCGCGCCCGCCCGCCGGTCCTGGTCGGGCGGGCGCGTGTGACGTGCCCACACGTCGGGCACTTCTCTGGCTCCCAGGGGTCGTCAGGAACTCGCGAGAGCGCGAGTGCTTCAGGAGTCAGAGGCTGCGGCTCGATCGGGGCCAAGGGGGTGATGACCTCGCCGACGCCGTAGCTCTCGTGGACCGTGCACCACATCCACGTCCAGTCGTAGTCTGGGCCGACGATCTTGATCGCCGCCCTGTGTCCGCCGACGCTGCCGGTGAGGTCGTCGTGGCAGCGGGCGCAGACGCCGGTCTTGTTCTGGTAGACGACGCCCTTGATCTCGACCCAGTCGAAGGGGGCACCCAGTCGTTGGTCGGTGCGGCGGAAGATGTGATGGGCGTGCTGGGCCTCGCGGCGGCAGCCGGGGTTGGAGCACCACGGCCCGACCTGATAGGCGGGACCGGCTACGCCGCGAAGCTGTGGGCCTTTCCAGGCGTTGAGCGTCATAGCAGCGATCCTTGCTGGGCGATCCCGGTCTGGGCTTTGGCGCGGGCGCAGCGCCCGCACATCACGCGGCCGGTCTTGTGCCAGAAGCGGAGGTGGTGCAGCCCGCCCGTGCCCCTGGGGCGGTCGCGTGTCCAGCCGGTCGCCTCCTCCAGGCGGTCGGGGTCACGAGGGTTGACCTCCTCTCCACATTCGGCGCAGCTCACTGCTTCCTCGGCTTGCGTCGAAGGCAGAGCAGGCAGCGGTAGCGGTTGCGCTCGACCGTGCTCGTCGTGTAGAGCGCGTGGCCGCAGGCGAGCGTGAGGCGCAGCCCGTCGGGGTAGCGCTCGATCAGGAGCGCCTCACGGGCACGGCAGCTCACTGCTGCCTCCGAGACCACTCGTAGAGGGAGATCGTCCAGGCCGCGACGTAGAGGAAGAGGGCTGCCCCGCCGACGACGACGGCAACGACGGCCAGGATCGTCAGGAGCGGACTCACCGCTCGCCCTCCCAGGCGGGGCAGTCGGAGCGGAACGAGCAGTAGTCGCAGGCGAAGATGTGGAACGTGCCGCGTGTCGGCCAGGGGCCGTCGGCGCCGTAGGTGCGCATGTAGTGGCTCATCTCGTCGACGAGCGCGAGGATCGTGCGCTGGTGGGCGTCGATCTGCGTCTGCGAGGGGTTGACGTACAGGGCCTCGCTCTCAAGCGGGGTGACGACGCCGACCTTGTGATCGGAGAGCGTGCAGGCGAGCGTGTGGAACTCAGCGGGCTTGCCGGTCGCGAACGAGTAGATCGCAGCCTGGATCAGCCAGGCGGTCTTCGGCTTGTAGGTGCGCTGCTTGCCGCTCTTCCAGTCGATCACGGCAGGTTCGGTCAGGAGGTCGTAGCGCCCCTCGACCGGGACCGGGAGGCCCATCGGCACCGAGAACTTGCCCTCGACATCGAGCGGCTGTATCCGGGGCGAGACACGGTTGTGGTACTCGCCGACCATGAGACGGCCACGGGTCTTCGTGTCCTCGTAGGAGGTGTCCCAGACGATCTCGATCTCGTTCTTCTGTTCGTCGTTCCTGACCGTCTCGGCGAAGCCGAGGTCGTCGTACCACTCGATCACCTGGGTCAAGGGGAGGTCGACGCCGGTCTCGATCTTCTGCCGCATGTTCAGCTCGATCGCCGCGTGGACTGCGCTCCCGAGCGTCAGGTTCTCGGCGGGACGCTCGGGCTGGTCGAGCAGGTAGCGCTGCTGGAACTCACGCGGGCACTCGACGAACTTGCTCAGCATCGAGGGGCTAACGTGATCCATGCGCTTGAAGTCCGCGAACGGCCACACGGGGTCGCACTCGCGCAGCAGCTTGAGCTGCGAGGGGTCGATCGAGACGGTCACCCAGCGGCCTCCCACAGCGTCAGGCCCTCGGTCACGATCGGGGTGAGCCAGAGGTCGTACTCGACCTTGCCCCCGAACTGAGGCCGGGCACGGAAGAAGGCGCCGGGCGTGAGGCCGTCGAGGCCCGCTCCGTAGTTGCGCGGTGCGAACCCTCGTGCCCCGAGCTTGAGCAGCCACTCGGCCAGCTCGGCGTCGTCAGTCAGGCAGAAGACGCGCTCTTCGCGCATGCGGTAGACACGACCGCCGCGCTCGCGGATCTCGGCGAGCAGCTCCGCACCGTCGCGAGCAGGCTCGGGGGGACGGAAGGAGAACGACGTATCGACGACCCTGAGGTGCGACATGGCCGACCTCAGAAGGGGATGTCTTCGTCGTCACCGACCGGCTCGGCTGGGTCATCGTAGGCGCCGGGCGACCTCCCCACGCCAGCGGGGACCGCGTTCGGCCCGAGCGCATCGCGACTGGGCAGCGGCGTCAGGTAGATCCGCTGAGCGAACTCGTAGGCGAGTGCCCAGATGAACTCGAAGTCCACGTCCCGCTGCAGGCTGGGCGCGAGCTGCACGGCGCGCTCGCTGCCGACCGAGAGCGAGATCCGCCAGGCTTCGCCTTCGCTCGTCTCGGGCTTGGTCGCCTTGACACGGGTGATCCCGTCGTCACCGTTGGGCGACGGCGCCTCAGCCTCCTTGGCCGAGTACCAGTAGAAGTCGTGGTAGAAGCCGCCGTGCGGGTTGGGCTTGTCGTTGCGCTCGGCGTACTGGATCTGGATCAGGTTGCGCTCGACCTTGTGCCGACCGGCCTCGGAGCCGCCCTCCTCGCGGTTGGTCTTCAGCTTCTTCGGGTGTCCGTCGGTCGAGATCGAGTACCACCCGTTCGCCTCCTCCACGTCGATGACGTGTAAGGGATCGCTTGTCTTCAGGTCCACAGCCATCGTTCGCCTCCCCTAGATGGGGAGCTACCAGGCGTGGAGCTAGGGGTTCTCGTCGTGCTCGCCGTTCCCGGTCAGGAGCCACTCGACTGTTACGGCGAGCACTCGTGCCAGGTGCCTCAGGGCCGGTGGTTGGGGCTGAAAGCGCCCCAGCTCCCAGTTCTTCATCGTCGAGTAGGAGTAGGAGTGGCCGGTGTAGGTGATGCCGTTGATCTCGTTCTCGTTGGCCAGCTCTTCCAGCAGGACGATTCTGCTCCAGCCTTTCGCGAGGCGTGCGAGGCGTATGCGATTCCCAAGCTCCTGGTGCTGGTTCTCCCTCCGTTTTCGTTGACGCGACATGGTCTAGCGCCAACGTCTCCAGGAGGCAAAGGACAGCGATTGGGTAGTGATCGGACAGCGATTGGGTAGTGATCGGACAGCGATTGGACAGCGATTGGGGCGTGATTGGCAACTTTTAGCCGGTCCTAACTCGCCAAAAAAAAGTTCGCAAATAGCGACATTTCGTTTTGGTGAATGAGGGGGTGGTCGCGAAAGGGGGTTCCGTGCCCGGCCGCAGAAGCCATGGCTGCGCCACCGCGTAACGCTCGCCTCCTCCGATTCCCTTCCTGCCCCATCTCATTGCCCCATTAGGCGAAAAGATGAGAGAGCAACCGGACCGTATCGGTTCTCGGTTGCGCGGGCAAGGTCTATGCTTCGGGGCGTCAGGAACTCGCGAGGAAGGGGAGCCGATGCCCGACCTCGCCGAACGTGTGCAGCGGGTGCGCCTGCTGCTGGAGACGCTCAACGACCCCTACCCGCCGCCGGGGACGACGCTGCGCCCGGACTCAGGCCCGGCGCCGAGCCGGTATGTTCCCTGTGAGACCTGCAAACGGAAGGGCGAGGTCAGGGTCAAGGGCGGCTTCCAGCTCTGCCTGATCTGCGACGGGATCGGCTGGAAGCGGCGCGAGGGCGAGCCGGAGTGGGACGCCTACATCGAGCTGCCGCTCGATCAGGCAGCCGAGCTGCCGGTTCCGATCGCGCCGAAGGCGCAGCCGCCCTCGGGGGTCGAGGACAGCTACGCCTGGGAGCGCGAGCGGGCGCGCTACGACCGCCACGGCTCCTACGCCGAGCTGCGGCTGCAGCTCGACCGGCTCGCGCTTGTGCGCCCGTACGGTTACCGTCTCGTGCGTGCCGTGCTCGTCGAGCACGAGCGGCGGGCGCTCGACGAGCACGCGGCCCGCGAGCTGGAGCTGGCCGTCCTACAGCTCACGCTGTGGATGCGGAGCGTGAAGGTGCCCGGCTGGCTGATCGAGCGCACCAAGGCCGACGAGCGCCGCGAGACGCTCGACGAGCTGGCCGCTGCCGGGTTGACGGCAGGAGAGATCGCCCGTGTGCTCGGTCTCCCGAAGGAGACCGTGAGTCGCAAGTTGAAGCGCCGTCCGGTAGGCTCCAAGAGCGCTGGAATCCCGGCAACGGCGATGTGAGGCGTGAGGGCGATGACGGGCGCAGCGCGCCCTCACGCGAACAAGGATTCCTCCTCCTCATGAGCTACCGCTCTGTCTCTTCGTGGGTGAGACCAGCCCTGGTCGCTGCGTTCAGAAGCCTGCTCATCTCCACGGGTGCCGACGAGAGCACGATACGTCCGGCGTCCACGACGAAGATCGGGTCGCTCACGTAGCTGTCGACGAAGTCGACTCCGGCATCGGTCGTGCCCTCGACGAGGGTGACCATGAACTCGCCGCTGTGGGTGAGGTTGAGGTCAGTCATGTGACTCCTCCTTGGTTGGGGAAGACGGGGACGTTAGTCCCCGCGTGCGCTACTCGATCGTGACGGACAGCTCTTCGCCGTCCTTCCAGCCGATCTCGCCGAGCGCGGCCTTGCGGACGTAGAGCGTGCCGATCTTCGGCTCCAGCTCTCCCTCAACGACCTCGTCGAACTTCCAGGTGCCCTTCGTCTCCTTCGCGGGAGCGAAGCGGATGGTCAGAGTTGTCTCTGGCATGGTGATCCTCCTTGTAGTTGGGAAGACGGGGACGTAGTCCCCGCTGGTCACGCCTCAGGCAGCTCGATCTTGACGACCTTGGCGTAGTCGTAGTCGTCGTACTCGGTGAGCAGGTTGATGCGGTAGACCTCTGCGGTGCCGCGAGTCTTGAAGCCGCCGTGCAGCTCGACGGAGTCCCAGCCCTTACCTCGGGCCTCGACGCCGTAGAAGTAGCCGCCTGTCGGCAGCATGATGTAGCTCGGCTTGAGTGGGTCGTGCATCGGCATGGATGCCTCCTTGTGTAGGGAAGACGCCCCGTCAGGGGCGCCGAGCAGCACGATCTGCTGCCCAGTGCTCGATCTGCGACCGGGTCCAGAGCGGGAAGTACGAGACGACAGCGACAGGTTCGGGTGCGCGGCCTTCGGCTCGTGCGAGCTTGAAGCCGGAGAGCGAGAGGCCAGACAGCTCCGCTGCCTCTGCCTGCCCGATCAGCTCGGCGGGGTCGACGGTGGTCATGGCGCGATCTCGATCGCGACGACCTTGACGCAGTCTTCAGGGGCGATGTGCTCCTCTTCGTCACTGCCCGAGTCGAAGTAACGGACGATGTTCTCATCGTCCTCGCGTGCGGGCATCCAGGTCCCGAGCAGGGCAGGCGGCTCCGACTCGATGTCGACGACGACGTGTAGCACGGTCATGGTTCCTCCTTGTAGTTGGAAGACGGGGGTCAAGGTTGACCCCCCTTGCTACTTGTGGCCCTGGTCGAAGCAGTCGACGCAGACGTAGCGCTTGCCGCCCTTGGCGCGGCAGTAGGCGCGCTCGTCGCAGACGGCGCAGAGCGTCCACTTGGCGTAGGCGCCCCAGCGCTCCCAGAGCGCGATCGCACGAGCCTCCAGGTTGGTCATCGGGTGAAGCCCAGCTCGCGGGCGGCGCGATCGATCATCGCGTCGACCTCGGCGGTCTTGCCGACGACACGAGCCGAGTCGTCGCCGACGAAGATGACGCGGGCCTCGGGGTACTCCTCGACCTCGCCACCAGCCCACCAGGCCCCGACGTAGTCGGGGTTGTTGAAGGTGCCGGGCCGTAGCTCGTTGACCTTCCAGATCACCTGCATCCACTCGCAAGAGTCGATGTACTCGCCCTCGGGCGGGTGCTGATTGCAGCGGAATGACACGATTTCCTCCTTGTGTTGGGAAGACGCCCCGAAGGGCGTTGGCTCAGCGAGTGAGCGTGAGCGCGGTGTAGCCGCAGGCGTCACCTGAGGCGTGGTCGACCCAGACCTCGACGAAGCGGCCATCCTCGTGGTTGGCGGTGAACCACTCGCCACCCTTGACGCGATCGTAGGCCCACTCGACGCTGTCGGCGTCCTGCTCTTCTCCGAGGTCGGCCAGAAGGCCGTTCAGGAAGTAGACGGGATCGGTGTACGTGGTCACGGTTCCTCCTTGTTGGGAAGACAACCCCGCTAAGCGGGGTTCGGGGTGAAGCGGGCCGCGCTGGCGTCGAAGTTCTCGGCGCCGTTGGGAAGGCTCGCGACCATGGTCGGGATGCGGCCAGTACCGTCGCCACGGTAGAGAGCGCGAACGACCACAGTGTTGTCCTCCAAGAGGACAAGTGAAAGTCGACCGTTCGGCGTCTTCACGTCGAGGACGGTGTCCTCGTGGCTGAGGGTTGCGAACTGCATGATTCCTCCTTGTTGGGAAGACGAGGGGCTATGCCCCTCGCGCCTCGCGGCGGTCGTTCAGCCAGTGTCCGGCCTTCTCCAGCGCGTACCACGCGAGCAGACAGTCGAAGCCCAGAGGGCTGTCGGCCATGTCGGAGCGCGTGAAGTCGGCCACGAAGGTGAGCACCGAGTCAGCACCGAAGTCGTCGGCGTCTTCCTGGAGCAAGCTCCAGATCAGCTCGCGGTTCCCGGCGGTGAAGTCTGCGCCGTCGGACGTGTAGGTGAAGCCGCCGAACCCGGAGTCGGCACCGTAGGTGCCAGCGTCACGGATCGACGACAGCTCTAGGGAGCTGTGCTCGCGGATTGCCCGCAAGAGGCAAACAGCCTGTTCGTCGGTCATGGTTTCTCCTTGTGTAGGGAAGACGGATGGCTAGTGCCATCCGCAGCCGATCTGCCCACAGCTCGGGCAGTAGGCGTCCTCGTCGAGGACGGTCAGCTCGGCGGGGTCGAACTCAAACGGGCGGTCGTCTCCGACCATGTGCGCCATGATGCGCCCGGTCGGGTTCACGATCCCGGTCCACTCGGTGTCCTCGTCGGCCTCGACCTGGAAGCCATCGGCCCGCCAGGCGATCCCGTCCCAGCCTTCGGCTGAGTAGGTCGCGTCGAAGTCGAAGTCGAACGGCGCCGTCGCGTAGTTGTTGATGCGGTTGTAGCGCTGCTGCACGATGAACTCGTCGCCAGCTTTCATGGTTATTCCTCCTTGTGTTGGGAAGACGCCCCGAAGGGCGTTGTCTAGCTGGTGAAGCCGCCAGGCCCGACTGCACGGCCGGGGTGGCCGCGCTCGTCCGAGCCGACCCACTCGTTGACCGCGAAGTCGTCGATGTCCAGGCCGCGAGCGGCCAGCATCGCCATCGCGGAGAAGTACGCACGCCGGGCCGCAGCTTCGACGCCTTGCGTCGTCGGCACCTCGATCAGCATCGCATCGAAGCGGCCGGTGGTCGGGACGATCTCAAAGACGTAGCGGTCGAGGTGGCCGAGCGGCTTCTCGTTGCAGAGATTGATCAGTGTCGAATCGTTCACGATTCCTCCTTGTGTAGGGAAGACAACGGGGCTAAAGCCCCGTGCCCCTGTCGTAGGCGTCGACGATCGTCCTACGGACGATGGGGTCGAGCTTGGACAGGTCGGTCGTGCGGTCGTCGATCGCCTCGGCCGAGTAGATGAGTACGTCACTGTCGCTCGGGTCGACGAGTCGACCTTCCTGCCCCAGGATGAAGGCAGCGTCGACGATGCGAACGAGCCAGGTGCGTTGACTCATGGGAATCCTCCTTGTGTAGGGAAGACGTCTCCGTTAGGAGACGTAGAGCTTGCCGTCGTCGCCGACGTAAACGTCGGACGTTCCGTACGACTTGCACAGCTCGGTGAGCTGTCTGCCGATCGCGGCGCCGAGCCGTTGGGAGGTCTGCCTACTACCTTCGTAGTAGCGATCCCAGAAGCCCGCCCCGTGACCGTTACGGGTCAGCCACAGGTCGTGGCCGAGCCGCTCTGGCGTCCAGAACTGGTCCCAGTTCCAGACCTCGTCGCCGATCAGGTCGAGGAAGTCTTCAACCGTTTCGTGGATCGAGGTGTTAGCCTCATCGGCGAAGTCGTATAGCTCGTAAGAGCCGTCCAGCGGTTCGCCTTCGTCGTCGGTTGACGACCAGAGCGCGCACTCCATGTAGCCGAGCACGACGGCCTCGATCGTTGTCTGAGTAGCCATCGAAATCCTCCTTGTGTTGGAAGACGCCCCGTAAGGGGCGCTGGTTACCAGACGAGGTGCTGCGGAATGTTCATCTCCGCTGCGATCTCGGCTTCCTGCTGCCGGTAGTGCTCCTGCGCCTCGGCTTCCTGCTGAGCAAGCTCGGCGCGGAAAGCCGGGGTCACGTAGTAGTCGACGTGACCGTAGAAGCCGGGGCCGTAGCTCTGCTTCCTGGCGAAGCCAGCCGCGACCAGGGCCTCGCAGATCGACCAGGGGTCGAGCGGATTATCGGGGTTGAACCAGCCGATATGACCGCTGTCTTCGTTGTAGTCGAAGACTCCCTGGAAACTGCGACCGCTGCCGTCCATCGGCATCGAAGCGTCGAAGACGCTGATCTTGTGGTCGACGATGTTGGCGATCGTGATTCTCACGATTCCTCCTTGTGTTGGGAAAACGAGGGGTTAGAACCCCTCGCCGTCGTCCCACTCGGCGTACTCGTTGTCGAGTGAGGCGAAAGCCTCAGTGGCCTTCTCGATCGTCGGGAACTTCTCGACGTAGACGAAGCCGAGCGAGTCGCAGTAGAGCAGGGTGCGGTCGAAGCGAGCAAACCAGCCCGTAGGGCTGTCGACGTCGCCAGAGGCCTCGTCGTAGCTGCTGTCGAGGCTGAGCAGGTAGCAGGCAGCCGCTCGGCGGGAACCGCCGAACTTGTACGGGCTGACGACCTCGCGCACCCCATCGCTGAAAGCGGTCATTGTGATTCCTCCTTGTTGGGAAGACGAGCAGCTAACGCTGCTCGACGATCGAGGGTTTGCCGACGCCCTGAGCGCGCAGGAGGGCCAAAGGCCCATGGGCATGCTCTCGCTCGGCGACGGCGTGAGCGAACTTCAACTGGTCGAAAGCAGGGTTGCCTTCGGCAAAGTAGGCCACGGTCGGGGCATACAGCTCGTTGTAAACGAGCGTCCGAGCGTTCTCGCCGCCCGCCATGTAGGCAGCAGCGAGCGAGCGTCCGATGATCTCGGCGAAGGTGACGTAGTCACGGCGGGACATGTGAATCCTCCTTGTGTAGGGAAGACGAGGGCCGAAGGCCCTCCTACTGCGTGTTGTATTTCCGCTCCATTTCGGAGCACCAGCGGTCATACTCAGCCTTTTCGGCTGTCTTGCGGGCCTCTGCGGCCTGCTTGACGCGGGCCTGCTGGATTCTGGTCGTTTCCGATTGGGAAATCTCGTGGCGCATGTTTGCTCCTTGTGTTGGGAAGACCGGAGCGAACTGCTCGCGAGTGCACGACTGCACAAGCTTCGCTCCGTCGTTTCGGCTCTCCCTCGTGCGTCATAATCCGCGCTGTGTGAGCCAGCGAGCAAAGCTCGCTCCGGCCGTCACCGGTCATCAGTTCCACGCACAGCGGGAAGGAATCACACGAGGGTTCAAGGAGGAGGAATCCTTGATCGCCTACCAGCAAGCTGGCATCGGGATGCCCCTGGCTTCGTCCGGCGGCACACGGTTCCGAGTGAGCGAATCTGCTCGGAGCGTCAGGCCATCACCATCGAGTGGGGGAACCTCAGACCGGCATACCAGCCACGCTTTCGACTACTGCGCTGGGTGACACCGGCCAACTGCGACGCCACCAATCTAGCCCGGCAGGCCACCCTAGCTGCGCCCCCCAAAGGTATTGAGTTGACCTGGCCGATGGTCTAGGTCGAAGGGAGGACGAATGGACGACACCGTAGGTGAGGTAGTACCGGTCGCCGTTAGCCCGACCGGCAACAGTCTCGCGCATGACGGGGATGACGCGCCGGTAGCGCCCAAGCTAGGCTCGCTCGCCTGGTTGCACGCCCAGGGCACGGTCGAGCACCTGGGGGCGCAAGTGCCTACCTGCCATCGCATCCCCACCGATGCCAGCCTGACGGAGGCGGACGGCTCACGCTGCAGGGTCGTGCTCGCAAGCGGGGACAGATGCAAGGGCACACGCCTGAAGGTCTTCGGGCTATGCATGGGCCACGCGGGCGGTGGGGGCACAAGGGATCTCCCTGCTATGCAGGAACGATCGAACACGAAACGGAGTCAGCTAAAGCTGACCAAGCAGATACTTGGCTACGGGCCGAAACGTGCTGCCGACCCTCGCGTAGCAGTGCGGCTGCGCGCTGCGCAGCAGGCCAACGAGATAGCCATTGCCGTCGTAGACGAACCGCTGAGAGCAGAGCTGCCGGTGCTTGATAAGCAGCGAGCTATGCTCGCTGTCCTCGACGCTGCGTTCCCCTTGCAACAAGCGACTTTGTCGCTTGAGATCAGCGAGCCAGACAGCATGGCCTGGCAGGATCTTGAGGCCTTAGCCTCCAGCTTGGACAGCTGAGGGCAGCGCTAGAAACAGCCCATTTGCAGGGCTTTTGAGGGAGGGGTCAGGCAGGGGTCAGGCAGGCTGCTCGGCAGAGCCGAGCCGCCCCACCCCCCCGAGCGCGTGCGCGATCGCGGGGCCTCTTTGCGTACCACCCAAGCAACGAGGCTGCGAAATCTGGCGCAGCTAGGGCCACCCGGCACCTGTCTTTCAACCCAGGAGGAGGCGACATGCAGAAGCTCTGCGCGTACTGCGGAGAGGAGTTCGAGGGCGCCGCCCAGGCGCGCTATTGCAGTAACGCTCACCGCGTTGCCGACCAGAGAAGGCGCACAGAACCCGCACAGAGGGAAGTCGCACAGGAGAAGTCGCACAGCCCTGTGCAGCACCCTCGGGCAGCTACCGACAGCCTCGGGCACCTGCCCTCCGACGTGGACAGGGGCTGGGGGGTTTGTGTGCGCTGGCAGGATCCCGAGCGCAGGGAGCTGCCGGTCTACGAACCCAACGGCCCTGCCGGTCTCAGCCTCATCGCCTTCCCGAACCAGACGCCTGGGGACATGGCCCCGTCGAAGGCCGAGCGGGAGAAGTTGGGTCTGAAGGAGAAGACTCGCTCTTCGGAGGACGAGGGCGAGGTCGGGGCCTCGTCGGTCAGGGAGCTGACCCGTGCTGCTCGTGCGGGCGAGATCGTGCTCACTGCTTCGCAGGAGCAGATGATCAGGGATCACTGGGGCTACGGCCGCTCCGAGCAGAGGACTCTCGCCCAGCGCGACGAGGCGGCACGCGGGATGCTCGGCCGGTAGGCCTTGGGCGGGCCAGGTGAACGGGTGACGTGGACGGTCAGTCACCTGGCCCGCCGAGGGCCTGGCGGCGCGTCCCCCATCCCCCGTACGCACCGCAGGCCCTCCTCAAGGCGGCGGAAGTCTAGAGGATGCTCAGGGCCACCTCTTCCCAACCACAGCCCAGCGTTTCTGGATCTCACGATAGGCCTTGCTTCGCTCTGCCTCTGCGCGCATCCGTTCGACGTCGTCGACGTGAGCCTTGAGCCAGGAGTCGATCCGCCTGTCGAGCGCGAGCGCTCCGTCGTCGAAGCACGAGCAGGGGGGAGCGGTCCGTCGCTCGTTGTCGGGCTTGTGAGATCCGGGCCTCTCCAGCTCGACGAAGGCGAAGTCGGGCACCTCGACCTCAAGCTTCATCAGTCTTGCCGGTGGTTTGTCGATGTCGTAGAAGGCAGCGCCCTCGCAGTGACAGAGTTCAAGCTCGGCGAGCCAGAGTGGGTCACCCCGTCTCGCCCGTTGCGAGAAGCGCACGCCGCTCAGGCTTGTCGGTGCTCGCCCCAGCCGGTACTGAGTCGGGTGCCTCATCTCTCTATCTATATAGGGGCCTTCACCGCCACCCGAGCGCGACCAGGGTTTTCTGGTCGGGTGCGATCAGGACTGTCAGCTCCCAGCCCTCGGCCATCATCGCTTTCCACAGGTCGAGGTAGACCGGGTCTGTGCGTCCCCCTATATGACTGTCGCACGGGACCCGCTCGATGAAGGTCTTCACGGCGAGCCGAAGCGCTCGTAGCGGTAGTAGGCCTCGGGCGTGTCTCTGCCGCCGATCAGGCCTCCGGCGCGCAGTCGCTCGATCGCTTGCCGTTCGATCTGCATCGCGCGGGGGGCGCTGATCCCGAGCCGCTCACCGATCTCTCTCAGCGTCAGCCCCTCGGCGTGGAGCCTCAGCACCGCGCGCTCTCGCAGCGGCAGCACTCCCGACTCGTAGTTCGCGAGCAGCCACCTCGCCCGAGAAACGCGCTCGCGGTGGCTCACGGTGCGTGCCTTCCTTTCCACTGCACGAGATCGAGGGCCGCGTGCAGGAGCAGCTCGTCGCCCACGTCCTCGCCTTCCATCAGCGCCCGTTTGAGCGCGGTTAGTGCGGCTTCGACCAGTTTCGCTTTCCGTTGCAGTCGTGCTTCGGTGCGCGTGCTCACGGCGGGTAGATCCTCTCGCCGCAGATCGTGCAGCGGTTGCCCTTGAAGACGTGCTCGTGGGACGGCTTCTCTTCGACCCTCACCGCGATCGTCTTCCAGTAGTGGAACTTGAGACGCAGGATCGGCGCGTAGCGAGTGACGACGCCGCCCTCGACCACGAAGCCCGCGCACAGGTACGGGGTCGTGACCTGGTAGAGACCGTCGCTCATAGCTCCATCTCGTCGAGTGCGTTGCGGCTGACCTCTTGGGCGATCTCGATCGCCTCGACCAACTGCATCTTCATCCCGACCAGGTGCATGAGCACGTCACCAGCCTGGCCGTTCTGAATGTCCTTGCAGGCTAGCTCGATCTTGGAGATCAGCTTGCCGAAGCGCAAGGCTCGCTCGGCCTTCATTCGATCGGCTCCAGCGGGATCACCTCGGTCGGGATTCCACGCTTCCTGGCCTCGGTGATCGTGTGCAGCGTCCCCTTGGAAAAGCCGTTCCAGAACGCGAGCACGAGGTCGGGTTCGCTGTCGAGCATCGCGATGTTGCGCAGGATCCCGGCCCGCTTTCCATACTGCTCCCAGTCTGCCCTCCAGGTCTCGGTCTGCATCCCGAACGACCAGGCGGCAGCGTCGGCCCAGACATCGACGCCGTCGGCGCCGCCGTGGATCACCGTCGTCGTGTCGGCATCGAGCTTCGACAGCTCTCTCGTGACCACGGCACGCGCCACCATCGGTTTGCCGAAGGAGCGCGAGCCGCAGACGAGGATCCTCATCCCCGTCTCTGCTTGTAGGCGCGCTGGAAGGAACGTCGCACCATCACCGCCGACTCGTCGTCGGCCATCGTGTAGCGCGAGCTGACCGAGCGGGCAAGGCGCCAGAGCGCCTCACCCTTCATCCCCTCAAGCTCGCGCTCCAAGGCCTTGGAGAAAGTGGCGTCGAGGATCACGATCCCTCGTCCGGTGATCGTCCAGTGGGCCGGGGTGACGGCGACCTGGTCGCCCGCTCGGGCGCGGCGAATGACGCCGAAGCGCGCCATCCAGGCGAGCCGGATCCCGACCGCGTTGTTGCGCGTCTCCGCGTCGGGGTCGAGGCCGATCGCGTCGGCCAGCTCCGCACTCGTCACCCAGCCCGACTCGTCGAGGTGGTCGCGCACGAGCGCGAGCAGCTCCTCGTCGGAGAAGGCGTACAGGTCGAGCGAGAGCTTCGGCGCCGAACGTCTGCGTCCGTTGGCGCTCATACCGAGACGGTGCCGTTAGCTCCCGCGAGCACGTCCGCAGACAGCTCCGTCTTGCCCTTGTCGGTGACGACGTAGAAGCGCGTCTGCCCTGTCCTGCCGCCGATCCGTACCTGCCTAATCTGCCCGCGATCGCGCATCCAGTAGAACGCACGCCGCACCTGGTCGTGGTGGATCCCCATCTCGTTGGCGATCTCGGCGCCGGAGAACTCGTCCTCGTGCTGGACGACCACCGCTCCGATCACCGCGAGCTTCCCCTCGGAGATCGTGTAGCTCTCGGGATTCCCGCCCCGGTCGATTGCCGCACGCTGCTTCGGGCGTCCCGGCGCAGGCTCCATCGGGTCGAGGGCGCGGATCACCTTCAAGAGCTTCGCCCGTTCGGCCTTCACGGTTGCCAGCCTCTTGACCAGCTCGGCCTCGTCGAGGCTGAGACGCTCGTCGAGTTCACGCGCTGGCGCGAGCATCTGCTTCAGCAGCTTCTCGGCAGTTGCATCTTCTGACACGGTTCCTCCTTCGGTTGGGAACGACTAACCGTAGAGAGAAGCGTGCCAGCGTGAGGTTCGCCTCCCCCGAGCGGCCAGTCCGCACAGAGTCTCTCACAAACCGGACGTTGCATTACCGCTACGCTGACGATCAACGCGGGCAGGGTTGTGCGTTCCTCGGAGCCGCACCCTCCTTGTGTTGGGAACGAGGGCGTCCTTCGGGGCGCCCTCGACATATCTAAGGAGGACGATGAGCGTCACCTTCGTCGACGGCACGACGCCGCTGAACGCGGCGAACCTGAACACGCTGGAGTCGAAGTCGAACAAGGGCCAGGCCTCGGGCTACGCCGGACTCGACGCGACCGGCAAGGTTCCCGCCGCTCAGCTTCCCGCCTCGACGCCGGGGTTCACGATGCCCTCGGGCGTGATCCTGCCCTTTGCGGGCGGCTCAGCCCCGACCGGGTTCCTCTTCTGTCAGGGGCAGGCCGTCAGCCGTACGACCTACGCCAACCTGTTCACCGCGATCGGGACGAGCTACGGCGCGGGCGACGGCTCGACCACGTTCAACCTCCCCGACCTCCAGGGCAGGCTCCCGGTCGGCAAGGGCACAAACGCTGACGTGGCCACCCTCGGCGGCTCCGACGGGGTCTCGCTCGCCAACCGCACCCCCAAGCACAACCACTCCAACGGCCTCTCGCTGCCCAACCACGGGCACGGGGTCGGCGACCCAGGCCACACGCACCCCTTCCACATGAACTCGTTCGGCGGCAGTGACCCTTCCAACTATCTGTTCGCCAGCGGCTCGGCTGCAGGCGTGCACGGTTTCAACGCAGGACAGTCGGGGCATCTCGCCGAGGCGACCGCCTCGGGGGGCACCGGAATCTCCGTCGGCAACCCGACCTCAAATCCGGGGATCCCAGGCACGATCGGCCCTTCGGGGGCGCCGCAGGACGCGCCGGGCTATCTGGTCGTCAACTACGTCATCTCGACCTGAGGAGGATCGATGGCCAAGTCCAAGAAGGGGATCGGCTTCAAGGCTGCCCAGAACCAGATCGCCAAGAAGCAGGGGATCTCCAAGGATCGGGCCGGGGCGATCCTCGCCGCTGGCACGCGCAAGGCCAGCCCCGCCGCCAAGAAGCGCAACCCCAACCTGAAGAAGGTGAAGTGATGCCGCCGTTCGTGACGCAGTCGACCTTCTGGGTGTTTGCGATCGCCGTCTGCTTCATCCTCTTCCTGCTCTTCGGCTTCAACTGGATCAAGTGATGAGCGACTTCACCTACACGGTCGAGCTGGCCGACGGCGCCGAGGCCGGGGGAGCCACAAGCGAGGCCGACGCGGTCGTGCTCGCCGCCGCCGTCTATAACCGCACCGGTTTGCAGGCGCTCGTCAAGGATGAGAGTGGAAACGTCGTCGCTCAGATCGGACTGTCCCAGTCCGACTCCGACCCGCAGCCCGCGCAAGGCCCCTACATCGACGAGATCGATCCCCCCACCGGCCCGGTCGGGATGCCGCCGCAGGTGCTGGTCGTGTTCGGCTCCGACTTCGACGAGCAGTCGGTGATCTCCTGGGACGGGGTCGCGCTTGCGACCACGTACGAGTCCGACAACGAGCTGCGGGCGCGGCTTGAGATCGAGCCTGGCTCCGTCGTCTCGACCGACACGGTCGCGGTCACGGTCGAGGACTCGCAGGGTTACGTCTCCAACACCGTCTACTTCACCTGGGAGTAGCGATGCCGCGTCGCAAGCCGACGACGAAGAAAGCGCAGCAGGCCAAGGTCAAGGTCGTGATGGACGAGTGGAAGGCGGGCACGCTCCACTCGGGCAGCAAGAAGGGGCCGATCGTCCGCAACCAGAAGCAAGCGGTTGCGATCGCGCTCAGCCAGTCGGGGCAGGCGAAGCGCAAGAAGAAGCGCTAGCCCCCTATATAACAGTCAGCTTTTCAGCACACGCCGAGTAGGACGGGCCACCACCTAGTCACTCGACGCACCGCCCGTTCTTACGGCGGTCCGCGTCAGCGACCCAGGAGGTCCGTTGTGAAGGTGTTCGCCCAGACTCTCGTGCTCGCCTGCCTATCCAGCCTGGTCATCGCAGCGGCCACCGCGAAGGCAGGGGGTGAGGCGAGCCGGGTCTGGGCGGCGTTCCAGTGCATCCACCGCTACGAAGGGGCCTGGAACGCGAACACCGGCAACGGCTACTACGGCGGGCTGCAGATGGACTACGGCTTCATGCACGCCTACGGCCCCGAGTTCATGCGCGCCTATGGCACCGCCGACAACTGGCCCCCGGCTGTCCAGGTCGCGGTTGCGATGCGGGCCTACCTCTCGGGCCGGGGTTTCTACCCGTGGCCGAACTCGGCGAGGCTGTGCGGCCTGATCTGAGGGTCCCCTGAGGGTCCGCCTCGCAAAGCCGCATCGACACAGGCTGCAAACCCTCAGGAGGTACCCATCTCCACTCTCATCGACTCCGAGCAGATCGCCAAGAGAGAGGCCTACGAGCAAAAGGTCAGGGAGGTCTACGCCCGCAAGAAGGGCGAGCGCGAAGCCGCCCTAGCGCACCCGGCGGCTCTGCTCGATCACGTCCAGTGCATCGACCAGAAGACCGGGGAGCGCTTCCAGTTCACCCTCACCGATCCCGAGGCTGGCTGGTACTGGCAGCGCAAGGTGCTCGACAAGTGGATGCGCCACCCGCTCTCGATGGTCTTGAAGGCACGTCAGATCGGGATCACCTGGCTTGCGGCCGGGTACGCGCTCTGGAAGCTCCTGACCCTGCCCGGCACACGGGCGCTGATCGTCTCGATCAACGAGGACGAGGCGGTCAAGGTCGTCAACCGGCTGTTCGATATGTTCAACTCGCTGCCGGACCACCTCCGCTTCTCGGCCGAGATTCTGAAGCCGACACGGGGGGCACGGCCGACCACGCTGATCGAGCTGACCTTCCCCGACGGGCGGATCTCGTCTGTCGTGGGACTGCCGAGCACTCGTCGGGCAGGGCACGGGGAAACGGCCACCATTGTCCTGCTCGACGAGTACGCCCGGCACGAGTACGCGCAGGAGAGCTGGAAGGCGCTCTTCCCCACCGCCGACAACGGCGGGCAGCTCGTCGTGATCTCGACCGCCAACGGTGTCTCCAACGAGCAGACCGGCGAGGGCAACTTCTTCCACCACCTCTGGATCAACCAGGAGAGCTATGGGATCGACGGCCAGTTCCTCGCCTGGGATCTCCACCCCGACCGCGACGAGGAGTGGTACCAGACCCACGCCCGAGCGCTGCCAGTGGCCGACCGTGCCGAGCAGTTCCCGCGCACGCCCGAGGACGCCTTCATCAACACGGGCGAGTGCTGGTTCGATCTGGAGGCGCTCGCCTGGTACTCGGAGTCGGCCTGGCTCGCCGAGGACAGCCGGATGCGCTTCATCACCAACGAGACGGGCGCGAAGGCACGAGTTCACTTCGAAGATCGAGGCCCCGTTCGGGTCTACGCCCAGCCGCAGTCATCGCACGACTACGCGATCGGGGCTGACGTCGCAACAGGGCGGGGCCTCGACTACTCCTGCGCCTACGTGATCGACCTCGCGACGATGGAGCTGGCAGCCGAGCTGCACGCCAAGCTCGACGCCGACGAGTTCGCCCAGCAGCTCCACTACCTCGGGCGCTGGTACGGGACCGCCCGGATCGCGGTCGAGATGGGCGGCGGCTTCGGCGAGCCGGTGATCATCTCGCTCAGGGACGGCCGCAAGGGCAGGCCCCACTACCCGAAGCTCTACCGGCACACGATCGGCGACCGGCCCGACAACCACCAGCTCCAGAACTACGGCTTCCCGATGAACCAGAAGACGAGGCCGCAGGTGATCAACCAGATCGAGCAGGCGATCCGCGAGCGTTCGCTTCCGAGGTTGCCGCGCTCGCTGATCATGGAGTGCAGAACGTTCGTCAGAAGAAAAACTCTTCCGTCACCACGCGCACAAGATGGGTCAAATGACGACAGAGTTATGGCTTTCGGAATAGCTCTAGAAATGTACCGTTTGTACGGTATTCACGAGCATCGTTATCGTCCCACTGCTAAGCGTCGTCGTTCGACGCTTGCGACGTATCCATGGGAGCGCCGCCGTGTTGCCTGATCGTGTTGTCGTGGATGATCGTGGCTGCTGGGTCTGGACAGGGGCGCTGTGCAGCGGTTACCCATACGGCCACGTTGAAGGGCAAATGCGCCGGATGCATCGTGTGATTTACGAGCAGAGGGTTGGCCCGATCCCAGCCGGACTCCAGCTTGATCATCTCTGTCGAAATCGAGCCTGTGTAAATCCCGAGCACCTGGAGCCAGTTACCGGCAAAGAAAACAAGCTGCGTGGCAACACTGTGAACGCGCGCAACGCGGCGAAGACCCATTGCTCTCGTGGACACGCCTTTACAGGGGAGAACTTCGTGATCTACAGCGGCAAGCGTCACTGCCGTGTGTGCGATCGGGAACGTTACCGCGAAAGACAACGACAGAAGGAGCATGTCTGATGTCCTCAATGCTTGCCGCCCTCGGCGGCGGACCCCCGCTGCCTCCGCACCCGCTGGCGGGCGGGCCGGGGGGACCGCCTCCGCACCCGCTCGGAGCCGCGCTCGCGGGACCACCGCCGCCCGACCCCGACGACGTGCCGGGCCACCCCGACGATGTCTACGACACCCCGATGCAGGCGCTCGATGTTGCCGAGCACGCGCTGCAGGCGTTCATCCGCTTGGACCACGACGCGCCCGACAAGGCGCAGGCGGCAAAAGCGCTCGCGGTCGTGACCGGGCTGAAGGGATCCCACCAGGCCGACGCGCAGAAGGGCGGCGGCAAGAGCCTCGTTCGTGCGCTCCAGGGAGCGCCGGGCTTGCCGGGTCTCGGAGCGTAGGTGTCGAGCACCGCGACCGAGGATCGCAACCGCGACCCCTACACCCAGCAGGAGAACGCCGACGCGCTGACGCTCGTGGTCAATGCGGTGCAGAAGTGCGAGACCGACTATCACAACACCTTCGTCGAGAAGGTCGAGAAGCGCTACCTCGCTTACCGGGGGTTGATGGACGACCCCTCCTCGCAGACGAGCGCCGACCCGACCGAGGCCTGGCGCTCGCAGATCACGACCCCCTACGTGCTCCAGACCTGCGAGGGGATGCTCGCGACGATGATCGAGCCGAAGCCGCGCTTCGACGTGCAGCCGAGGCCTCAGCCCGACGAGCCGATCGATCAGGTGCTCGCCCGGATCTCCTCGATCGACGCCGTCGCCGACACGCTCTCCTACGCCCTCGATCGCGACAGCTTCGCGACCAAGCAGCGTCCGTTCATGCAGCAGGACATGATCGCGGGGATGAGCGTGCTCAAGGCCTACTGGCGGGCCGAGACGCGCAACGTGACCAAGCTCGCGGCCCACTCGCTCGTGATCGCCGACGCCTTCGGGCAGCCCTACGACAAGGTCACGGTCTACAACGAGGCCGTGCCGGAGCCGACGCTGATCACCGACGACGCCTGTTGTGAGGTCGTCGACGTGCGCGACTTCTTCTGGCCCGGCGTGGCGCCCAATGTCGAGAAGGCCGAGTTCCTGATCCACCGCACCTGGGAGACCTACGAGTCGCTTAAGCGCAAGTCGGGCGACGGCTTCTACGACTACGACAACGTCGAGGAGTTGAAGCACGGGCAGTCCACCAGCTCGGTCCCGCAGACGGCGGACGTGACCAAGCGCGAGATGCGGCTGCGTCACATCGACCGCACCATGAACCTGATCGAGGTGCTGGAGTATTGGACGCCCGAGCGCGTGGTCACGGTCGGCAACAGGCAGGTCGTGCTCAAGGACAGGCCCAACCCGCTGTGGATGGGGCGGATGCCGTTCGTGATCTGCGCCGGGATGCCCGACGCCTTCCAGGTCCCCGGCCTCTCGGTGGTCGAGGCGCTCGGCCAGCTCCAGGAGATGCTGTGGACGCTGCAGAACCAGCGCCTCGACGTGGTGCGGATGCTCGCCAACAACATCACCCTGATCCGCTCCGACGTCGACGATCCCGAGAGCTACGTCTGGGAGCCGGGCGCGCAGTGGCTGGTCGAGGATCCCGGTCAGGTCGGTCAGCTTGAGATCAACCCCGAGGCGGCACAGATCACCCTGGAGGCCGAAGGGCTGCTGAAGGGCGACCTGCAGAACATCATGGGCGGGCTGCCGATGAACTCGGGGGTCAACTCGGGAAACGTCGACCAGGCGACCGCGACCGGCGTCTCGATCATCACCACGATCGCGCAGCGGATCATCCAGGCCCGCAAGCAGCACTACCTGTGGGCCTTCGCCGAGCTGGGCAAGCAGTTTCTCCTCCTCTACCAGCAGTTCCTCCGCGACGATCGGGTCGTTCGGATCGTCGGCCAGGAGGGCGCGCAGGCCTACCGGGCGATCACGCCGCTACAGATCCAGGGCGACTACGACGTCACGATCGACGTCACCGCCGACTCGTTGATGCGCCAGGAGCGCCGCAGCGAGGCGCAGTCGCTGATGCAGATCGCGGCCCAGGCGCAGCCGATCTTCGCCCAGTCGGGGGCGCCGCTCAACCTCAAGGCCTTCATGGAGAAGACGCTCGACGCCTACAACATCACCGACAAGGAGCGTTACTTCCTACCGACTCCGGCGCAGTCTGGGGCGGGCGTACCACCGCCCGGTGGCCCGCCTCCAGGCCCGCCGGGACCGCCAGGCCCGCCAGGGCAGGGGATTCCCGGTCAGCCTGGGATGCCCGGAGGGCCAGGCCCGCCCGGTCCGATCGGGCCTCCCGGCCCGCCGCCGCAGGGGATCACCAACCCGCAGCTCGCGGCCGGTCCCGGCTCGCCGTCGAACGCCAACTCGATGTCGCCCGAGATGGCGATGCAGCGCCTGCTGGCGATGAGCGGCGGCGCCAACAACGCGCCGATGAGGCCCGGTGGCTAGGCCGCGCAAGCTGATCACGCTCGCCGAGCGGCGGACGTTGATGCTGCGCCGCAACGAGTTGGCGACCCTGACTCAGCTCCCGAACTGGGACGTGCTCAGCGCTGTCGTCGAGGAGGAGGTCGACGCGATCAAGCGCCTCGTGATGGCGAAGGCGATGGGGACCGGGCTGAGCCTGGAGGAGCAAGCTTTCCACCGGGGTCGGATCCTCGGCCTCCGCGCCGCGCTCTCGATCCCGAAGCACGCACTCCAGAAGCAGTTGACCGAAAGCAGCCCGAGGGAAGAGGAGGTAGCAGCCAGTGAGTAACGCCGCAGAGGAGATCCTCCAGGGTTGGGACGAGGACGAGGACGAGGTCACCGAGGTCGCGCAGCCGACCGTCGGGGAGGCCGAGCAGGAGGAAGAGGTTCCTGCTGCGCCGCCCACGACCGAGCCGGTCCCGACCGAGCAGCCCGAGGAAGAGGAGGGTGAGGGCGAGGATGAAGACGAGACACAAGAGGATGAGGAGGGCGAGACTGAGGAG